ACCGGCTTGACGTGAGATAGGATACATCTGCGCCAGACTAGCGCCTGCCCGTGGGCCGAACATCTCTATCTGATCCATAAAAAACGGCTTGTCGTCTGTGCCCGTTGTTGTATTTTCGTAAATATCGAGAGCTCGCTGCAACGTGTCTTCGCTATACTTGAAACCTTCTTGATCGGTTTCGCTCTGACCATACGCGCCTTCTTTATCTCCAGTTATAAAGTAATATCTTTCGCGTATATCCATTACCACTTCACCTTGTCTGCCCAATACGCCGCCGACATTTTGCCTTTGGCAATGTTTTTACCGTGTCGCGCCTTAAATGATTTACGCTTCTTCTTCATCTTGTCGCTCTCGCCTGCCTTCGGCTTGCCTGCGGTTTTGGCGCCCTGTTGGCCAAACCTGATCGTCTTTACCTTATCTCCGGATTTCGCAACCACGACGTGCGACTTCTTCGGGTGGCTCGGCGTGCGTTTAGGCTTGTTGTAGCCTGAGACGCCGGCGCGTGCTAGGCGTGGGTCTTTTTTACTTTTTCTTTCCGCCACTTTTCTTCGCTTTCTTCGCAGTCTTGGCAGCCGCCTTAAAAGCTTTGGCTGTCGGTGCGCCCTTCGACCCCACTTTACGCATTTTCTCTGGTGTTTTACCTGCCGCCTTTTGGCGCTTTATTCTTTCACGTTTAGCGTGAATATTTGCGTATAAACCCGTTTTCTTAGCCATTACTTCTTTTTTCCCATTTTACGCTTGGTCGTCGTACCGTACTGCACTTTCTTGCCAGACTTCTTTGCAGCTTTCTTCGCGGCTGCTTTTCCCTTCTTGCTATACGAATACTTTTTTCCGCCGACCATAGGCATGACAAATCTCCTTAACGGTTAATTTCCGCCAATAATACAGCATTATACGAAAAAAGAAAGACCGCGCATGTGCGCGGCCAGTTGAGGGAGGTCAATACGTATGGAGCGTATCGAGAGGAAGTGTATCACAGTTTTCCGATTTTACGAAAAACTTTTTTCATTATGGGGGTTGCATATGTGTTAACAATTTGTTAACATAGTTATATAAAGCGAATCAAGGAGGATCAAATGAAGTACAAATTTTCAGCAATTAATCCCAATACTGAAAAGAAAATAGAGTTTTGGGTTGAAGCAAAAAGTTATGAGGGCGCACAACAGAAAGCTAATTTATGCTATCGGCATTATAAAAGAGTTAAATATGAGAGGGTAGGACACCCTGATAATCCTAAACCCCAAAGCTATGGCAAAGTAGAGCATCTATCAAAGATGTTAAAATTTTAACGGAGAGCTTCGGCCCCCACAACTGGATAGGAGGTATCCAATGAAAAGTCTAAAAAATCTTTCAACTAAAACCCTTTACACTTACATGCGTAACGCGCTGCACACTGCGCGTACATGCACCGGCCACACTAAATCGCACTGGTGCTTTGTTCACGCAAATCGCTACCGCGACGAGCTCAACAATCGTGGCGAAAATTTACCCGACTACGACTTGTCTCGTCTCTTTGTCGAGGACGGCGGTTGGCGCAGCCAACAAAGTGAACTGGGCGAGTTCAACGGGGAAGGCTCTTCCGGCTACTAAACCACACCCCGAATACTACGCTTCAACGGCCGGCTCCATGAGCCGGTCGAACTCGTTCCGGAGGCAAGTGTCGTGTGGTCATTGGCCAGTGACAGACAAACGGCGTCGGCTCTGTCAGGCGAGGCGACGCCCCTCTTCTTCATCGCCTCCTTCGATTCAACTTGGATCTTACCTGCCGAGGTAAAGTGATAGCGAGGCGCAGCGAGCTCCGCGTACAACGCATCGTCACGCGGCAAGCGCACATCCATACCCTCGAGCCACGCCTTGCACTTGAACCATATCTCGGCGCGTAAATTTAAATACGTGTCCTTGGACATCGCACGCTCGGAGACGTTCAAGCCACGCGCCGGCAAACCCACCTCGCGCAATCTATCTAACACGCCGGCGCCGAACCCGTTGCTATCGACGATGATCTCCGAGGGGCGCTTCGACGGGGGCAGCGCATCGTATTCCGCCTTCACAGCGCCAGAGAGCTGCATCAGGTCGAGGTTACGCCAGACGGTGAGCGGATGGATCACCGGCCCCTGCCGCTTGCAGAGCACAGACGAGTCGTTTCCCTGCCGTGCGACGTCCAAGCCCCACACGTAGGCCGCATCCTCGTGCACCTTAATGTCGTTTGCCATCGCGTGCTCAATCAGCGCCACCGGTATCACCGTATCCTCCTCGGACGGGGGGAAGTTTCCAAGAACACGCACATGATACGCAGGGCTGTCCTCGCCGTAGCGCCGCTTCATGTCGTCGATGTAGTCGTCGGACACTCTAGGCGATGTCACACATGAAACGTGCATCGTATGCCAATCATCGCGGAGGCGATTGTGGGTGTCGTAAAAGAAGCCCGTGTTTCGCGTCGGGTTGCCCGTGAGCACCGTGGTGGCATTGTGCCCAGACATCGATCCACTGGCGGCCTCAAAAACGGCATTCGGCACGCCGCTCGCCTCGTCGGCGATTAAGAGCACGTCCGAACTATGCACCCCTGCGAGCGCCTCCGGCTGCTCCGCCCGAGACGTGCGAACCGATATAAACGTGCTCTCGGGGCTCTTCTTCAGCTCGATACGATCAGACTTGACCTCGAGCAGCTTGTCAAACGGAGGGCGCAGGCGCTTGGCTACATTTTTCATTTCTGCGAAGCAGGCGTCAAAGAGCTGCGCCGAGGTGGGGGCCGTGACAACGGTTTTGCTCGGGACGCGCATCAAGACGTGCCAGACGGCAGCCATAGCCACGGCAGTTGATTTACCGACACCGTGTCCAGATCTGACGGTTATGCGTCTGCGCTCTGGGTCGGCCACCGACATAAGCAGCTCGCGCTGCCACTCGTCTGGCTCGATGCCAATGACCTCCGTGGCAAAGGCGACGGGGTCACTCTGGTAGCGTCGCATCAGTTGGAGGAAGGGGTTATCGGTAGGCTTGTTCATGTGGGTGCTCCGTTATGTGGAAAATTTTTTTCGGGGATGTGTGGGAGGGTCATTTGCATTTGCACCCGTCGCCGTAGAATCAGGGGGGGGTCAATCGTGATTTCTCTGCATCGCAGCATGTCATAATACCGTTTTGTTAACATAATATATATTATACGAATACAGAACGCAGCAAAATCAATGACTTAGCCCGTTGCTGCGTCGCGGCGATAACATTTGTGTTAACTTTATTGACTTTTACGCTGCATCGCAGTATTCGCGCACGCGCATATGCGTCGCTGTCTCGATGCGCGGATTCACCGTTCAACATCGCTCACGTCCTCCGCTTCCCCGTCGATCACGTCGCCGCTTACTTCACGCAGCAACGCCGCAGCTTCCGCGTGTAAATCGCCAACGCTGATGTTTACCGCAACTTCTTTGTGTCGCGTATCGTATTGCGGATTAAGCTTCGCAGCCATCCACTTATCCGTGTCCACTTGCAGTCGCGCAGAGTTAATCGTGTTATCCTCAACATGCGTATTCACAGCCGTCGTCACAGCTCTGGACGCATAAAAGTGAGCAGCTTGCTCTTGAGCTTCAGCGTAACGCTGACGACGCCCATCAACGCTATCAAGCCATCTCGCCCACAACTTGTAGCCAATACCTATCTCCTTCAGTAGATCCGTCAGCGTCGTACCCGTCGCCAACCGGTTGAACAGCTCGTCCTCACCTACCTTATTCACTTCAGCAATCTTTGCGTCTCCAATTGCACCCATCTTACTTCTCCTCGATACTTACGTGCTCGCTCACGAAAGCAGCCACGGCTTTCATAACATACGGCAGATCTCGCGGCGGAATAATCGCCACTAGTTTACCATCAACCCAGACCCTCAGTCCATCATCATACACCGACCATCTTACCACGGTATCTCATCCTCCATAACTTGCTTCGTATTCCCCTTATCAACGATATGCGTAATCTTCGCCTTCGGGAAAGACGAGAACGCATCGTTCAAAAACGTATCGC